TCTGGTCGAGAAGACAAGCCCCATTAATTAGAAGATTTCTGTTGCTTAGATTATTAGTAATCTTGGCGGTTGCTGTTCCATCACTAGCCAATGTAATCGCATCAGAACTAGCCGATGTGTGGCGTATTGTGTTTACTTTTAATTGGCTCATGATTTAGGAATATCCTCTTTTACTTTTTTAATTTTAGCTGCCATCTCATCAGAGAAAGCACCTTTCTTATAAAGATCATCTAATTGATCTCCTATATTAGGATAAGATAATCTTCTTTGTGTTTTGTAATCGTAATTAGAAAGAAAACTCATAATTAATGCACCTTGTAACCTTTGAAATATGTGTGATTAACGCTTTGGTTAATAGTGCAAGAAGTGTCAGTACCAGTATGGACATGATAACCAACCGTATCAGCAGCCGTTAAATATTCTAGATGCGAACTAGATATAATAGACGAAGCAGTTGCAAGTACCCAATCTGTATATGCATGTCTTGAACCATTAACAACTAACCATGATTGCGTAACATTGCTTTCATTAGTATAACCAGAACCTATAAAGTAATATAACCCTGTTTCAGGAACAGTAAAAAGATAAGTACTCGTATTGAAATTGCTTCCAGTATCATAATTTTCAGAATCAAATTCTATTATACTTGTCAGTGAATTACCGTTATAACCTGTTTGATTTGTACTCCTTTTTACTTCAAAGAAGTGGTTATGTGTAAATTCAAGAGTTCCTGCTGTTCCACTATTTCTTAGTAGTTGATGTGAAGTACCAATAGTTGCAGGTAACTTTAGCTCCAAATCAGAAGCAGGATTAGTGGCGGGAGCGCCAATTGACATTGAGTTGCCACTGCTATGTTTTAACTTGATTGATGACATTTAAGCGGCCTCCAATGCTGCAACTTTTGTTTTCAATGTGTCAATTTCTATTAAAGCTTCTTTCAATGTTTTCATTAAATATGGAACCATCCCAGAAGGATTAAACATATATTTATCAGATACGACTTCTTTAGGATAGGCTTCAGGGAAAGTAGCAACTAAATCTTGTGCAATATATCCTCTACATTTCGGATCAGAATTTTCATCAGTAAGAAAGTGGAATTTTTGTGGGCTTAGATTCTTAAATGCAGTCCAATAACTATCAGTCCAATCTTCAAAATTCTTCTTTAATGTTCTATCAGATCCAGAGGTGTTATAAGCACTGTTATTAGTATCATGGGTTATATTTCCGTTGTTATATCCTTGCCGTTGGAATTGAATATGTGTACCTGATGTTTGACTATCATTAAACTGTGCACCGTATTCACCACTACCATAATTACCTTGGATTGTACCAGTGGTAACTGTTCCACCTGAAGCTGTCTCAAACTTTTTACTGTTGTCGTAATATAGATCAACTCCAGCATTATTTCTTACAGCTATTGCCTTATCACCAGCAGAATTACTTCTTATAAATAGATCACCAGTTATATTTTTAATTTCATTATTTGAGCCATCATGGTAGATTTTTAGGTCTTCACCCGTCCCGAAAACTGCCATACCATTGTCTTCAATATATAGATCATTTTCCATCCATATATTTCGCCACGGTGTTGTATTAGCACCTAAGTCATAGGTATCAGCAGCACCGGGCAAGAAGTGACCACTGCTATTAACTTTTGCTCTTTCTGTTCCACCTGTAGATATTTTTACCTCATCGGCTGCATATACAATCCCTGAGTTGGAATCTGCTCCACGAACTGATGGACTACTCGCTGATCCATCAACGCTTGCTATTCCTGTTGTTCCGTCTAAGGTGATTGCCATGTTTAGAGTTTAGCGATTAATACGTCGAAATAACAAGTTATTAAACAATAGTCCAAATACAACCCGATGGAATAGTAACAGTCTTTGATGCGTTGATCGTCACAGGTCCAAAGCTACCAGCATTTCGAGCCGCCGTTATTGAATAATCATGGGTAACGGCTTGTTGGTTTTCCCAGAAGACAGCGTTATCACCGTTATCACCTCCAGTTGCTCCCCCTCCGCCACCTACAGCCGAGAAGGCCGAACCGTCATAAATCTCTGCTGAACCTGTTGTGCTATTCCAGCGAAATTGGCCTGTGCTTGGGCTTCCGGGGCGTTGGCCGGTGGTACCTACTGGGATTTTTACTGCACCTGTTCCACTAAAATTTGCATCCCCTGTAATCGTAGGACTTGCGGCGGGTGCTAATCCAAGATTTGCTGACCCAATCCCACCAACAGCAGAAACAGCAACCCAAGCGTTGTTTGCAGCGTTGCGAATGTATAAGGTGTTATCTCCAGTGTCTACATACCATTGATAGGAAAACGTACTTGATGGATCAGTAGCTTTTGAGTTATTAGATGCAATTGCCGCAAGCGCACTATTTATGTCAGCCCTTACAGCCGCACCCGTGCCATTTGCGATCACATAATCATGTTCAGCCATTAATCTCTATAACGTCGTATAAAAGTAGTTATATACTAACCCGTTCTAGGGTGATAGACCATAACCAACCGCACTCCAAGTAAAGCTCCTGTCAACAACACTAGAACCATTCATAAATTTAACAATAAAATTAGAAGCCGTAACAGGGGTTACATTAACGAAATCGCCACTCTGTAAATTCTGAGCAACGATCCCTATTGATGGTAAATAAGCATTAGTTCCACCTAACCCACTAACACCCGTAAAGAAAGACTTGCTAAAAGTAATAGTTTTACCACTGCTTGAGGTTCCACTTGAAACAGCCCCAACGCTTTGCTCTTGTCTTCTTTGCATTGTTGCCGAAAAGCCTAATTCCTTAACTCTTATATTTTCATCAGTATCGCCACTCGTTAATACAGTCTTAAATTCTGCGCCTCTCATCTTAAAGGTACCATTAGCGAATATTTGCCAAGGACTCCAAGTAGGACTACTAGCAGGATCAGTTTGAGTTGTTCTTACATACAATTTCGCATCAACACTATTAACCGCCCCGTCCCAATCAGCTCTAGCATCTACATCTGTTATTGAGTCGAATTGATCATTAGGCAAATAACCTTCTGTTAAAAAATGACGTTTTAAATCAAGAGAATAAACAGCACCAAGATCTAGTTGATTTGCAAAATTATATGTTCCTGTTCCTTGTATATCACCAATCAAATCAAAATTAACAATTGAATCAACGTCTGCTACTGAGTCGAATTGTTCACCCGATAATGTGATGCAGCTATTCGCAGTATCATGGAAAACATTTGTTTTAGCACCTGAAAATGGTGTTGGACTAAGTTGATCTTCTCGCTGCGTAAGAACAGCCAAAGCACTAAGAGGATCAGGTAAATCAACTAAAACTGATGTTGCACTAGCTGACGCACGACCTCCATCGTCAATGAATTTAATTAATATTTCACCCTCTACAAGAGGTACTACCGCTTCAGAAGATGCACCTGATTTTGCTGGAATTAATGAAGTTGAATTACTCCAAGTACCAGTACCATCAGTTTTTGAACTATGTCTAATTTCAACTTTTCCAGCTAATTTAACGTCAAGCTCGGTTGATTGATCCCACCTTAAACGTGCTGAATTTTTACTAATTGGCTCATAACTTAGATTTGATACATTGGCAGGAACAGCAGTTTTTCCTACTGCATTTAATGTAAGTGTAGAAGGTGTACTTGATGGAACTAAAGCAGCATTAATTGTAAATAATCTGAACTCAAATGCTCCCGCACTTGTCCCAACAAGTTCTATTTCAGGAACCCTAGTTGAAATCGTTTCATAGTTTCCATTATCTTTTTTATATTGAAGTTGATATTCTGTAGCACCTTGAACAGGCGACCAACTAACAACTATTTTTACTAATGCTTGACCACTTTGTTCAAAAATAACCTCATTAGCTTGCAGGTTACTTGGTGGATTTAAAATTACATTTAAGTTCGATATATTAACGGTTGGTAATGTTGACCCATCTTCTACATAGGCATATTTTCCACTGTTATAAGACAGAGCAGTAATTGCATAAGTAGAATCATCAGCTTCCGTAACAGATAGAACTCGCCATTTTGTTGTTTCAATTGTGTCATTTTCTAAAATCCATAATGAATTACTAGCAGGCGCACTTGAGAATGCAGAACTAACAGTAATAACAGATCCAGAGATAGAAGATACATCACGGGTCTCTACAGTTCCATTAGTTAAAATGACACTTAATTTAGGATTATTTGTAGCATCTAAATCTGTTTGACTTGATGAATCATCAACCGTTATTTGTGTTGTTGTAGCAGTGGAAACTCTACCGCCTCGCCTAGCACCTGAAACAACAGGATCAGCAATGCTAATTACAGCACCGGGCCGACAAATAACGCCGCTATCTATAGTTGTATTAAACGTACATACATTAGTTTCGTTTTGCTCGGTATAAAGCAACCATCTAGCAGCTCTAGCAGCGGCACCTCTAGAAGTACAACCAAAATTAACAAGTTTTTTTGTGATAACTCCGTACTTACTGACTGCATTTGCATCTGATATTTGAATATAATCTTTTTCCTGAGTTTCTAAATTAAGGAAAGAAGAATCAACAACAGAATGTCTTGCTTTAATACTACTTCCAGTATAAGAAAAGCCACCATCTGCCACATTAGCCAGAGTGAATAGGAAGCTAGAGTCTGTTGGTTTATCTTGTACTAAAGAAAGCGAACCTTGGTTCCAATACGCATTAGCTCGCATTGATGAGCAAATATCATTAACGATTCTGTATGGATCGACCTTCCCTTGTATTAATACATTGCAAGAATATCTTGCTTCTTTTGTTCCATTTCCTGACCCATCATCTACCTCTTCATTGTTATAAACACTGCAAGAATAAAAGTCATATTTACTAAGTTGACTCTCTGAAATATGATCACCAAGTCCAAAACGAGTACTAGATAAAATATCATATAAGATCCATGCAGGGCATGTTGTCCACTCCTTATTTGTTTTAAATATTCCGTTCCAGCTACCGCTAAAAGTTAAACGCCCTGTTTGTAAATCAACAGTTGCATTGCTTGGTATTTTTACCTTTACTCCTCTTATACGATATGAACGAGCTGGAGCCTGTGGAAACTCTTCTGAGTCATATCTAAACGCCGCATAAGCAGTATTAGGGTATGTTCTTTTTTCATCAATTATCTCAGTATAAGAAGACCATTTAAACGCATTTATAACTTTTGCATTATCACTATCTGAACTTGTTCTTGTAACACGAACTGAAACAGGAAAATTTAAGGTTCCTTTAAAATCTATTTGATAATCTCTGTTATATGGACTTGTAACTTTACCAATAACTCTATCTGTAATGGCTGAATGTACTGTCCCATTATTTTCTATAATTTCAATTTTAAGTGTAAATTCCTCGCCGTTTATATTTCCATCATCATTATCAAAGTTCGCAAGTTGTGGAACTAAAATAGTAACCCTAACCCCGTCAACATCAGAGTTAGTGATTGATCTAGTGACGGGTGCCGAAGTTGTTACATCTACTCCTACACCATATTCAGTCTCAACCTTTGGAACGCTATTTATATGTGTTTGATTAGCAGTACCAAAACGAGGTGTAAATTCTACATTTTGAAAATTATAATGATTAGACGCTGGACTAGCAGAGTTAGCGACTGATTGAAGAATTGGAGTTCTATTGAAAAAAGTGTCTTTCTTTGCTGCATTGTCATAAGCCGTTGTTCCTTTTGTTCGACCTTCTTTTGATGCAGTGGCCCAACCTTCTATCTCTCCCTCACTTAAAACCTCAACGATAGTTGCATGCTGCTTACTTGTAATAGCAGTTTGCCGCAACATGATACGGCCAAAGAGTGAGTTATAAAGAGCCTCGGTGTTTTGTGGCCCTGTATATCGAATTGTTGCTCCACCGAACATGAAAAAACCCTCCTAGAAAGTAAAGCCCTTGACCTGAACCGTATCAATTCCCGCCGATACAATCACAGAACCAACAACAGTTTCGCCGTAACAAATAGGCAACGGGACAACTCGGCTAACATTTTGAATGCCACTAAATGAATAACTTTCCTGCGGTTCTTGATCATCAATATTGTCTTGCGGATCTCCTGTTAATAACTGAGAGACCCCACCAATCAACATACTTACACCAACAGCCGTCATAGCCGAACCAACCAACGCTAAGCCCATTCCAGGGCCGAGTACGGGTATTAGATAAGGGGCTGCAATTAAAGCAACGCCAATGATTATTTTCCCAACCGTAGAGTCCGCAAAATCTCCAGCTCCTACAACAACAGGAACAATTTTTATTTCTTCTTGAAAACTACTTGGATCGTGTAGCTCGTCTTTTCCGACGTTGTAATTACCAACAAACACTTTGTAATATTGCTTTGCCATGTGAGCTTCTAACTTAGGCCAATTAGCAACTAAGAAAGAAACAGCTTCCGCAGGATTAGCAACATCAGCTTCAAAAACTGACTGTCCACCTAAGAATTTTCTTAGACGACCATAAATTTTAATACGCCGAAGCATGTCGAAACCTCTTCTTAGTTAAGTTTATTCGATTCTCGTTATATAACTCTCTACAGGATAATTGCCTTACACAGTGATGGAGTATTTCTTGATTACCAATATATAAAGCAACGTGATCAAGATTGTCATTTGCCAGTATGACGTCGCCATATTGCAATTCCTCATCATCTTTTAATTCAATAAAATTCATTTGAGGTAATGCCATCTCAAACATAGGGTTTTCTTGAAAAGCCTTTAAAGATTTGGGCCTTTCCCACGTTTGAAATTTAATTCCCTTCTCTATCCGAAACCAATCATCAATTAACGTCCAACAATCTTGTACACCCCATACCCAACTTCTACCGATTAGTGCATTTGGTTTATATCCCGATGGCTTGAAATCATGCCAAGTCTTTTTAATAGGATCACAAATATAAAAGGGTAAGTCTACGAACTCACAACTATCTAGATCTGTTTGACTTGGTGGCCCTCCTTTAGGGTGACTATGAACAATACCCATCACCTCATTTTCATCTTCACATTGCATGTAATCATCAGGATCAATAATGAAATGTAGAGTTGGATCTGCGGCAATATTTTTACAAGGCCAATATTTCTCCTTACCTTTAACGATGGCAACTAAACCAACTGATTCATTAGGAACTGATTTAATAGCGTGTTCTAATGCTTGCTTTCTCCAAGTCATTAATAGAAAGCTCCAACACCGGGGAAATCTGTTTTAGTAATCATTCTTTTGGGAACTTTTACATTGACAAGATCAAAAGCGGAAACCATTTCCCACTGAACCATTTCACGATTCTCAGCAACCTTACGATCTAAGAAATAAATCTCATCTGGAAGTTTTACGGAATTATCTGCTGTTCCAAATATGTTTGAACCACCGCTAAAATTTGCGTCATCGATATATCGAGCAAGCGTTCTAATGCGTGTAAATTTTGCGCCGTTTAGGTCATTGCCTGGTGTTGTCTGATTGACGTTTAACATAATTGCAGTTAATAAACCGAAGGCATTACTAGCCATCAACTTTGGTCTTGGTAGTTTTCCCTTAGATGAGTATTCAAAACCTTCTGCTTCTATTGGGTAACGCATATATGAATTTCCATCCCATATCACCTCTCCGTTAGAGTTTAGATTTGCGCCGTTATGAAAACGATAAATATTAGATGAGTTATGCAAAGCAGGTATTAATTCAAGCGTAAACAATTCAACAATTGCGCTAGGACTTATTTTTTGTAATTCTTCAAAAGGTATTGCCATTAGGGTTCAAACACCTCCTCAAACGTTGCTCTAACTGTATTTTTATTGTAATTAGGCATTGCAACACTCCATTGCGAGCAAATGAATTTAGCTGCACTACCTCTTGGCGGTGTCCAATCAAATGATTCAGTACCTTTCCTGTCTTCTAAGAATGAGAGGATATTATCTCGTTCAGTATCAGTGCGATTAGAGAAAGTAAGTACCCAATTTTTAGGATCACGTTGAAGTCCTACTTGTATTCGATGTTGATATCCTTCTCCTAAAATTACTTTTTTGACAGAAGGTTTGCTTTGTTCTGTTGCTGGAAAACTAGGTGTGTAAGTAAAAGTTGCCATGTTTAAGACTGATTAAGAAGACCGCCTGGCCTTGATTGTTCGATTAGTTGTGACTGAACAGCAACGGCTATTAGTTGACCAAGTTGACGACCATTATCTTGGTCGCCTTGGACATCAGAATTAGAAGCATCAACATTAACGACAACTGATGTAGCACCACCGCTACTTTCTACACCTAAACGACCACCTTTACCACGACGTAATGGAAGTATTGCCTCTGGCCCTGCTTCACCCATCAAACCTGTTCCATTTTTAAATGGGAAAATTGTAGGTTTGTCTACTATTCCACCACGGGCAAACTTTTGTATTCCATTCTGTGCAAAGACATTACCTTTAGCATTTTCTAAGGGGTTAAAGCCAAAACTAGATAAGATAGGTTTAAGGACTCTTTGTCTGATCATTATCCTTGTTATATCAGCGATAATTGAACGAGCGAGTTCTTTAAAAGCAAATTTTCCAGTCGTAACAAAATTCACTAATTGATCTTCTAATCCTTGAAGAGCTTTACCAACTGCATCTTTCATTTCTTTAGCAACATCACCTAATCCGTCTACATAACCCTGAATACCTTGATTTACTCCATCCATAACTTTATTGATTTTCTTACCAGTACTATCTAATTCATCATTTAATTTCTTAGCGGCCTCTTTAGCTCTAACAGCATTTGCAATAAATTCGTCAAATTTAGGAGTACCAAAAACTTCTTCAACGCTTAAATTTTCTTTTCCTTTAAATAGTTCTTTTAAGTCATTTTTATAATCAATGGCAGGTTGCAACGCATCTCTAACTTGATCTTTTGTCTCATCTGAAACAGTAATAAGTTTAAATTCTTGGAAATTTCCAATAACATCACCAAGCCCAGGTACTTTTTTGAATGCTTCTAATGCTTCACCTAAAGCTTTCGCTAAAGCATTAACCATTGAAGCAACTTTATTAAATACTTTTGTAATAATGCCTATTGATTTTTGGAAAACAGCACTCAGAACACTTGCAATGTCAGTTGCTATTTTCTTAAAGACACGACTTATGCCACCAAAAATATTTACAATATCTGTCACGCTCTTCTTGATAATATCTTTGTTTGTGTTAAAGAATTTAAGTGTATTTGTAGTTTGATCTTGAAATAAAGCACCGATATTTGCAAACAAGCCACCAAAATTATCTTTAAATTTAGAAAATTCAGTTGCCAACCTATCACCTGCTGCTGCTGGAGATGTAGCTAATATTTCAGCATTTTTGCCATATTCTTTAAAAAGATGGGTGCTAAAACCTAAGAAATCCTCAAGAGTAACTTTGCCTTGTTCTAGGGCTTTGTCTAACTGTTGGGGTGTCTTCTGCATAGACGCTGCAAACAAAGTAAAAGCACCTGGCAAGCGTTCTCCCAACTGCTGTCTCAGCTCTTCAGCCGATACCTTTCCCTTACTGAAAACTTGACTAGTTGCTATCATCGCAGCCTTCATATCTTCTAGCGTTCCACCTGTTCCTCTTATACCTGAAGCAATAGAAAGGAATACATCTTGAGCATCTTCTACAGACTTGCCTGCACCTATTACAGAAGCAGTTAAAGCGGTAAATTGCCGAACAATTACGTCTTGAGGTATAGCTAATTTGTCACTTGTCTTAGCTAAAAATTCTTGAGACTTACTATATTTATCTGTATCAGCAATAACTAGCTCTAAAGCTAATCTTTGTTTCTTTAAAGAAGCTTGAAATTTACCCATTTCGCCTAATTGTTTTCTAGCCATTCCTACTTGCGCTCCGACGATACCTCCAACAACTGCACCACCAGGGCCACCAAAAGAACCAATTGCTGCACCAGCTAGGCCTTCTGGCCCTCCAAAAATTCCAGCACCTCCAATAGCCCCAAAGGTCTTACTAACCTGACCAAAGCGACCTGCGGCTCCTTTGCCACTCGCACCTGATTTCTTTAAGGCGGCTTCAGCTTTATTGATATCTCTTGTAAGTTGTTTATATCTTTTGCCTGTTAATGAAACATTTGCTCTTAAATCTCTTAAGACACTAATTTGTGTCCTTAATTCGTTTTCTGTCCTATCACTTGCATTGCCTAATTTTAAAGCTGCTGATCTTAGCTTATCTATATCTGCTGATGCTGGTTTTGCGACGCTGGCAAGCTGTCGCATTGAATTTTTTAGTTTTTCAACCTCCTGCATCCCTGTTACGGACGCTCTAATCTTCGCTCGTAATTCGTCAGCCATATATCTACTCCTTCTCGTTAAGTAGCTTTAATGCAGAAGCTTCCATAAT